AGACGGCCTCGATGATGTTGCCGGGAGTGCCTACGCCCATCAGGTAACGGATCTTATCCTTGGGCATATAGGGCTCGACCGCGCTGATCATCTCGTACATCACCTCAGTGGGCTCACCCACAGCGAGGCCGCCGATGGCGTAGCCGTCCAGGTCCAGGTCGGCGATCTGCTTCATGTGCTCCACGCGCAGGTCGGCGAAGGTGCAGCCCTGATTGATGCCGAAGAGCAGCTGGTCGGGGTTGACGGAGATGCCTTCATGCTTCAGGCGGGCCATCTCATCCTTGCAGCGCTTGAGCCAGCGGGTGGTGCGCTCGCAGCTGGCTTTGGAGTAATCGTGCTGGGCGGGGTTCTCGACGCACTCGTCAAAGGCCATGGCGATGGTAGAGCCAAGGTTTGCCTGGATCTGCATACTTTCCTCAGGACCCATGAAGATGCGGTGGCCGTCGAGGTGAGAGGCAAAGGTCACGCCCTCCTCGGTGATCTTGCGCAGCTTTGCGAGGCTGAACACCTGAAATCCGCCGCTGTCGGTGAGGATGGGGCCGTTCCAGCGGGTAAACTTGTGCAGACCGCCCATCTCTGCCACCAGCTTGTCGCCGGGACGCAGATGCAGATGGTAGGTGTTGCAGAGCATGACCTGCGCACCGATGTCCTTCAGGTCATGGGCAGACAGGCCGCCCTTGATGGCGCCGGCGGTGGCAACATTCTGGAATGCGGGGGTCTGCACCGTGCCGTGTACGGTCTTGAACTCGCCCCGCCGGGCGTTGTGCTCCTGCTTGAGCAGCTTGTAGGTCGTCAAAGAAGGCATAATATTTTTCCTTTCTGCGCACGGAAAACAGCCGTGCATCCTGCCGCAGGGGGCGTATGCTCTCGCTGCGGATACAGAGTCGGGATATTACAGCGGCGAAGCGCTATAATAGTTATATAATAGTTACAAGATCAGCATCGCATCCCGCATGATAACGGGAGCAAACCAAATACTCACAAATGTGAGCGATTCTGTAATTCGTCTGCGCCAAAAAATAAAGAAGCGTCGTTGCAGGCTTTTCGTGCTGTTTTGCTTGATGGGGATATTATATCACAGCTCTTCTGATTTTTCCAGCCGCAGGCAATGGCCGTTTTTGTAGGCCATGCAGGATGTCCCAGCGCAATGGCCGAAATGGTCTGTGTAGGTTTCCTGCATATCGCCTTGTGATGTGTGCTTATGATTCCTCATAAGGCTGCGCCGAAATGGGCAGAGCCTGGATTCTTTCCTGTCGTTCATATTTTATCCTCCCACAAAATGGCCTGCCCGCAGTTGCCGCAGCACTTGTTCGGTTTGTCGAAGTAGCCGTACAGGTAGTCGCTGGAACCGCAGTTCGGACAAGCAAAGCCCTTTTTGTAAGGGCTGCGCGGGATTCGCAGCAGCAGAGCATCCCTGCCCATTTGACAGGCTTCCTCGACAACAGCAAGGCTCTCATAGCTTTCCCGGTGCTTCGGGTCAAGGATTTTTGCGGCCCGCTCGGTTGACATTTTTTCGCTCATGGTCAGGCTCCTTCCATGCTTTCCAGCAGGTCAAAGAGGGTCGGCGCGTTCTGCTGGGCATCTGCTGCTTCGAGGTAGCCGACACCGTCGCGGAAATAGTCCGGGTTCAGCTCGACGCCCTTTCCCACGCGGCCCATCTTGACCGCTTCATACGGAACGGTGAAAAGTCCGGCAAAGGGGTCAGCTACAAGGTCGCCGGGGTTGGAGTAACGGTTGATGAGCCGCTCCACGATGTCGATCTGCAAGGGGCAGACGTGCATCTGCTGGCGCCGCTGGCTCTGGCTGGTGTTCAGGGTCTTCATGCGGTTGATGTCGTCCCAGACGGTCATATCCCAGCTGCCCGGGGCGACGACCATAAATGTGGATGGCAGGCGGCCGTCCTTGTCCAGACTTTCAGCCAGCTTGACGTGCTCGTCGTAGGAATAGACGTTCTCGCGGCTGAACTTGCGGTACAGGATTTGCAGCTTCGAGGTCGGAACCTTTTCGAGATCTTCACGGCCAAAAGGACGGTCGCCGCTGCTGCGCCAAAATGCGTGTGCGTCCAGCTGCCATTGTGCGCGGGTGTATTCTTCCTTGCTTTTGGTGACGCGGACGTCGGCATAGCCTTTGCTGTGGTCGGTGGGCAGCTTTCGGAAAAGTAAAATGTACTCCGGGCAGCCTACGCCCATTTTGGTGCCATCCTTGCATTGCTCTGTCCAGCCTAACCTGTAAGTTTGATTATTTTCCCGCACGACGTCGGTCACAACGGTAATCATGCCGAAATAGGCAAAGCCGTGTTTGATGAAGTGAGAAATGCAATCGGCGTGGAACGGCTCAATCGTGGGCATTCCCATCCCGGTGACGTTGCCGAACTGAACGCGATCTTTAACGTGGATTGCAGCGACGCGGCCCGGTTTGAGGGTGCGCAGCAGCTCCGGCGTTAGATAGTCCATCTGCTCAAAGAATGCGTTGTCGTCGGGGTTATGGCCAAAGTCGTTATAGCTGGGGCTGTATTCGTAGTGATTGCCAAAGGGGATGCTGGTCACATACAGGTCGATGCTGTCGGTCTTCCAGTTCTTGATTTCCTCGACGCAATCGTTGTTGATTGCGGTATAGCTCTTTCCGGTGATTTCCACTCGCTCACATCCTATCGTTCGTTTGAGGGATTCAAGTGCAAGGCTGCCAAGGCCGTACTCCTTGATGATCTCTTCCATTTTTCTACTCAGTTCGTCGTATTGATGCCACTTGCGTTGCAGGGCAAGCAGGATTTCACTTTCGGTGTCCATGTACAGGATGTCGATTATAACCGGCTTGTCCTGCAAAAAGCGGTAGATTCTATGCACGGCCTGAATGAAATCATTAAATTCATAGTCGATGCCCATAAAAATCGCCCGGTGACAAAAACGCTGGAAATTGCAGCCGGAGCCGGACAGGCTCTTTTTTGTGCCGAACAGCCGGGTGTGGCCCTGTGCAAAATCCATTACGCGCTTTTCGCGGGTTTCAAGCTCCAGGCTGCCGTAGATGTCCACCATCTCCGGGATGGCCTTTTTCAGAGCTTTGCGCTCATCTTCGAGGTCATGCCAGATGACAAAGTGTTCATCCGGGCTTTCGTTGACGATGGCGGCGCACTCGGCGGCTCTGATCTGGATGCTGTCGCGCTTTTCCCTTGCAGCGTCGGTCAAGCCCATTGCGGCATCATGGCCCAGCTTCATTTGGCCGTCCGGGTCAAATTCGTCTGGCCGCTCGATGCTGGGCAGCTTGTGATAGCGGATGTTCATCGGCGGCAAGCTATACCCGGCATCTGAAAAGCCCAGATCAGAGGGTTTTTGCAGGAACAGTCCCCACGATGCGCACCAAATCCAGAATTCCTTTTCCCGGCCCGGATATAGCGTCAGGTTGTTCGCCTTTGTGCTGTCGCGCTTAAAGAATCGGGTCAGCGCCTGCCCGGTATCCATGACCTCCAGAAAGCCCGCATAGTGTATCAGCTCCTTGTAGCGGTTGGGGCTGGGCGTCGCGGTGTTGGTGAGCTTGTAGCGGACACCCTTAAATTTGAGCATAAATTCTTGATAGGTCTTGCTGCCAAAGCTGCGCAGGGTGGCCGCTTCGTCCAAGCTGACGGCCGTGAAGTAGTGCGGGTCGATATCGCCGTCGCGCACTCTCTCGTAATTGGTGAGGATGATCGGCGCGTCGCTGGCCTTGACCTCGGCCATGGTGCGGCAATAGGGCGGCTCCTGCATCCCCATCAAGTTTACTGCGTCTGCCCGAAATTCCGGCATGACGTTCAGGGGCATAACGATCAGGGTCTGGCCGCCCTCATGCTTCTGGAGCTGGTTACACCATTCAAGCTGCATTGCGGTCTTTCCAAGGCCAAAACGGGCAAAGATGCCCCGGCGACCGCCACGCAAGGCCCACAAGACGCTGGTGCGCTGGTGGGGCTTCAAGACAGGGTTGATCTCCGACGGGTCAACGTCGATGCCTGCAAGCGGGGCGATGTCGATCTTGTTTTCCAAAAATTCTTTGTAGGTCATCTCAAATCCTCCGGGGCGTTGTTGCAGCCCGTGACGGCTCCCAGCATATAGGCCATTCTGTCATATTCACCCATCAAGACGCCCTCCACGCATGACTGCGGGACGTACTTGTTCATGTATTCGCCGGATATATTGGTTTTGACGCCGATGTAGTCCCGGCGCAGCTCCAGCTCAAAAACGTCTTCGGCGATGTGCCGGGTGTAGTAAAATTCAAAGCCGTCCTGCTTGGCGCGTTCGGCCATTGCGGCCAAAGGTTTGGATAGGTCATACGATGTGCTTCTAAATTCAATCACTTAAATCCCCCATTGATCAGACATTGCGTCGGCGACACCCGTGAATGTTTTTGCTCGATTTTTAGCGCGGTCAGTGGTAAACATACCCTTGTTGCGCTCATCATGCTTATGTGCGTAAGAACCAGACGGACACCATGTAGCCACAGGCTCCACAATATCTGTCGGGAATAGTGGCGGCAGATTTTTGAGCCAAAGACAGGTTTTCTTGCTGTATGGATGGCCGTATTCATACGGCTGGATGGCTTGTGTATACGGCGGCAGGCAGAAAACTCTGCTGGGAATTGGGTTCTCCACACAAATTCTCGGTATGTCCGCCCACCAGAATCGCATGAAAAGGTCGCGGCCCTCAATTCCTTTCATAACACGGTCGGGTTGAAGCACATGGCCTTTCCATAGGTGTCTTGCGCCCGCATTGCTCAAATATGTGCAGGGCGGGTGTGCAATGAGCAAATCCCATGCGTCGATGTAATGGCATTTATCGTCCATGGTTACAAGTTGCCCCCCCCCTCAAAGGCGGAACCGCGTCCCCAAGGATATGCCATTCAGGATGGCCACCGGACGGTTCTTGAATGTCGCAGGAATACGCTTCATGCCCGCGCCGCCTGAAAGCAGCACATACCGTCTGGCTTTCTTCGCAAGCTATTAAGACCTTCATTCATCTGCTCCTTTCAAGATCCAGACCTTGTGCGTTCCGTATCCTGCCCAGTGCAGGGCGTCATCATGGCTGCCGGGCACGGCCACGTCAAGGTGCTTTCCCTGTATGCCGGAGCCTTTGTCCTGCACGACGCGGACGCCGACACCCTCGATGTAGATCACGGTGCCGAATGGCAGCAGGGTCTGATCTGCTGCGACGGTCAGGTCTGCCGTGATAGGTGCGCCGCTGGCCGTGATTCCTGTGCCGGTTCCGCAGATGTGGGGTCGCTTCTCTGTACAGTAGGCGGTGCAGGTGTATTCGCCGACGTATTCGGCGGCCATTCCGGCGGGCAGATTGCTTTCTGGTGCAGGCTGCTGGGTCGCGCTGTTGACCCGCTGCAATTCCTCGATAATCTGTTCATCCTTCAAAGCCCGGTCTGACCAGTTCTCAAAGCGGGCGGCATAAATTGTGTAATAGGTTTCCAGCTCATTGATACGGCGGTTCAGGATGTTGCCCTGTACGGCCAGCGGGACAACTCCAGCCAGCAGCGCGGTCACAATGGCGGTCTGGATTCGGTTCATCAGCGGTACTCCTTTCCTGTGGCCTTGTCCTTGAAGATGACGCGGCCCACAACTTCCAGCCCTGCCAGATCTGCGGCCTGTTTGAGCGTCGCCATCATGGCGCTGATCTTGCGCAGGCGGTCGGCTTCCTCTTTGGCGTAGATGTTTTTCAAGGCCGCTGCAGGTGTGGGGTCTGCGTAGTGTTCAGCATTGCGGTTCAGTTGCTCCATTTGTGGCGTCCTCCTGTTTTTGGGGCGGCTGCGGTAGGTATGCCCAGCGAATAATGTCGCCGTAGCTGTAAATCCTGTCCCACGGCCATTTCCAGCGGTACACTGTTTTACCGCGGATGATTGCCCGCTCGTAAATCATCGTGGTGACACGTTGCTCCGTTTTGAACATAACGGCGACGGTGATTTCGCCGTGATCGTTGATGTCGCCCGGAACGTGCGGCATTCCGTCTTCGACGTTCGTCCAAGGGTCAGGCTGCTGGGAGATGGTCGGGGCCTGCAAGATCATTGCCATGATCTTTGACACGATGATGCCCGGCGGCTGTTTGAGCATGGAGCCAACCTCGGTTGAAAGCTGCTCATATAAGGCAATGGCGTCAATCGCCCGCTGTTTCTTCATGGCCGTCCTCCTGTTCAGGTTTTTCGATACTGACTTCCATTGTGACCGTTTCGCCAGTGCGCTTCATCCACTGGTATTTGACGCTGGCGGCATCGTATTTTTTGAGGTCGTCCAGCATATAGTCCCGAACTGCTTCAATGGTCTGTTCGTTGATTTCTGTCGGCCGTTCCTTGTCATTGTCGTAGGTTTTTGAGTGAGCTTTCACAAAGTCAATGATTTTGGACAGGTCTTTGATGGACTGCTCGACTTTTGCAGCCCAAATGACATTCGGGACGATGATCCGGTCGTTTTTAAGCCTTGTGCGCCATCCTTCAAGGAAGTCCAGCAGGATATAAGCATCAATTCGCTTCCTCATGCTGTGGCTCCTTTCTGGTGTTCCACTTCCTGACCTCGACGGGAGATGCGTCAAGCACGAATCCATACCCAAGCGGGCACTTGTCCGTTTCGGTGTGCTTGTAGTAGTTCATGCGAAATTCTGAGATGACCTTGCCGGATGTCGTTTCAATGGGCGAAAGCTCCGTGACAAGTTGCAGTTGTTCGCCGCAAAATGGACACGGATTCGGTTTTACTAAAGTGCATTTCATTCAGGATCTCCCTCTTCCGTTTTTTCCGGGTCTTCCGGCTTTTCCATCCAGTGCGTGACGTCGTCCAGAAATGCACAGGTGTTGGCGTCCAGCCATCTTTTGTGGATTTCGTGGTCAAAGAATCCCATCACAGAGCCGATGCCATCGCGGTGCACGATGACGTCCCGGCTGTCCTCCGGCGGGTCGGTTTTGGCGTCATGCCAGCGCATACGGTTTGCGACTTCCAGCCGCTTCATGGCCCGCTGCTGCTCCTGCTCGTCCTTGCAAAAGATCGTGATGTTGTAGTCATCATCGTAGAGTTCGGCTTTGCCGCTATCGTCAATGTAAAGAATAAAGTTCATTTTTTACTCCTTTGATTTGTTCGGTTCATGCGCAGGCATCCAGAACGGAAGATCTTCGGGGTAGAGTACGACATTCTGCCAGAATGTAACATCAAGGTGCCTGCTTGCTGCTGCCCAAACGATTATGCCGCCCGTCCTATCTGCATCCGTTTCTGTCGGCGGGTGCAGCCTGGAATTCTGCCACTGCTGCGGCGTATTGTTGACCGCAGGCGCATTTTCTATCATCTCGATTTCGCTTGCCGCATCGCACCAACTGTGGCACCGCTGGTGACTGTATCCACCGGGGCAGTCTTGGCAGCACTTTTCTTTGAACGCTTTCAGAAGCGGCTCCCGCTCGATATAATCATCCATTCGCATCCTCCTTGAACGTCCACATAATGGGCGTGTTCGCACCGCTCCATTTTGAGCAAAGCGGCTCATAGCCGCAACCAACGCAGGCAGAGTGTAGCTTCAGCCGCGCGGCCTGCTGTGTGCGGCCCTTGCAGAACTGGGACAGGAGCTTGACCGCTTTTTCGGCTTCCAGATGGTTGGCTTCGCAGTTGTAGCGGCAGCTTTTGGTCAAGGGGTCATAATCGCAGTCGTCGGTATAGATGCCGTTCGGGTGCTGGCACTCGTCGCAGAGCATCAGACGGCTGCCGCAAAAGGGACAGGTGGCCTTGTAGCCGTTCTGTTCGACGTCCCAGACCATCGTGACCTCATTGCCGCAGGTGGGACAATCCTCGGTCACGGTCTTGCGGTCATCGTCCGGGTGATCATTCAGATACTTGCTCATCGCTGGCCCTCCTGTTGAAGTAATCCACCGGGGATGCACCGAAACAGTCGCACGGGATATTGTTAAAGCTGACGATTGCGCCGCACTCCTGCTTGTTGGTGCAGGCAATGAAGTCGGGGCCTTTCTTCATAAGGCGCACCGTGACAGGTGCGCCACAAAACGGACAGGGTTTGCAGCCGTTGGAAACGTGTGCTTTCATTCGATCTTTTCCCCTCTCGTGACGCCGATGTCATATTCAGCGTCAAAATTTTCGGCGGTGACGCCGCAGTTCACAAAACCACGGATAAAGGTTTCTTTGCCATGCTCGAAAGCCTGATTTTGGCTCGTGGCCGTGATCTTGTAGAACGCGGCACAATAGCTGGACGTGTTTTCCGGCTTCGGCAGGATGCAGACTTCATATCGCATCAGGCCCGCGTCCTGAATGGCCTTGACCACAGCGGCACGTTCGTCCCGCAGCTCGTCGATGTCATCTTCCAGCACCGGGGAGATTGAGAAGCCGCTGTGAATAAAGTTCCTCATGTCGGCGTAGGCGATTTCAAGATCGCGGTCGATTTCTTCAAGAGTTCTCAATGCTGCATCCTCCCGACGAATGTTCCCGCGTACAGGCGCGGGCCGATGGTGTAGTGATAGTATTCGTGCCCCTGCTGGATGCCGGCAGGCGTACCAGGCACAGGCTTCAAAACCAGCGTGTGTCCCGCGATGCTGATCGCATATTCCCCACCGGGCACAAGGTCAGCCATCCAGCTTTCGGCAGGCGCAGCAGCCTTGCACTCCCCATCCATGCAGCAGATGGCCGTCCGGGCCGCCTGCGGGACGATGGAGAATAAAGAGAGCTGCTCACAGGCTTGCATCATTGTCGGCCGCCTTTCGTGTGCCCTGAAAGTCTGCCACGCCGTAGCTGCCATTCTTGCAGCTGTGCATCTCGAACATGGTCGGCGTAACTTCGGGCGTTGAACACGGCGTATCAAGGCCGCTTGCTTTCATAATCTCATGGAGAGTGCCTTTCCATGCTGCAATCTCGCTGTTCGTGCCGCTGCTGGTAAACATTTCCCCGCAAAGGCGGCATTTGTAGACGTTCACAAATTTTGTCAGTGCCATAATCAGCCCCACCTTTCTTTCAGACGTGCCTTGCATTCCTCAGCCTTTGCAACGACGTATTCGGCAAATTCTTCCGGCGGCAGGTCGGCTTCCCGGAAAGAGCGAATCATCTTGTCATATTCTTCGCCCAGCGTGGTGAGCTTTGCGGTCTGTTCTGCGCTCAATTCCAGCTCTGCGGAAAAGTTATAGATCAGTGCGCCCCATGTGGCGTCCACGCCATCCAGCGCAAGGTTGAAGCCGTAAATCTGGCTTTGCCGGGAAAAGGCTTTCATGTTGGCCCGCTTGATGTTGCCGCCGCAGAACGGACAGCAGCCGATTTTGATTTTTTCGGGCTTATCCATTCTTCTGCCCCTCCTGCTGCTGTTTAGCGATGGCATCGGGCCAAAGTTCAGGCCGAATATAATCAGATAAGATGCAGCCCTCGCCAGTCGTGGCAAAGATGCAGCCACCGGGTTCACACTCTGTTTGCTGTTTGCAGTAGTCGGCTAAATCCTGGGCCTGTGCAGCCGCCTTGTCGTCAACAACTTTTTTGCAGATGGAGCCGGTTTCAAGTTCGATGCGGTCGCGGGTGCGCTGTACCTTGTAGGACTTGATTTCCCGGATTTCCTCGGCAGCGATGCTATAACGTCCGGCCAGCCAGTTCAGATAGGAAACCAGCTCTCCAATGTCGGTTTCAAGGTCGTGGTTTGCGGTTTGCCGTTTGATCTGAACTTCGTCTTTTGACATATCCGGGTCGGCGGCGGTCGCCAGATTGACACGGCGCAGTTTGTTGATGCTCTTGATGGGCGCAGCCAGATGCCAGATGCAGGATTCAATATCGTTTGCAAGCAGGATGTGCGTTGCCCAGCTCTCAATGTAGATCGTATCGAGGGAAAGCAAATATTCCATCTGCTCGACCATGACTTCAACGTCGGCGATTTCCTCGGCGATGTGCTGCGGGTCGCCCTCGGCGGCGGCCTGAATGAGTTCGGCCAGCTCTTCGGTGAAGTGGTTCATCTGGAGCTGTGCTCCGTAGTAGGTGGCACTTTTCAGGTTCAGCTCCGTGATCTTTTTGTCGGTCATGTGGTTTACCTCCAATCAAATTCAAGGAAAAAGCCCAGCGAACTGAGAACGGCTGCCACGTCGTCCCAGTTCAGCGACGTTTCAGCCGCGGCTTCCGCGAACTTCTGCGGGTCGGCCGTCGGGTGGCGGTTGCCGTCGGCGTCCTCGATGCGCAGCTCCAAACCGATGCCGTCGGCAATTTTCAAAGCCGTGGACAGATTCAGATTGTGATCGCGGGTCAGCGCACGGCTAAGGTTCGCAGGGGTCAGGCCGCACTTCTGGGCCACCTCTGCCTGCCGCTGGCCGGAATCTTCCAGCAGCTTTTTCAGTTTCGTGTTGATGTCCATTTACAGACCTCCTTTTTGTTTGTGAGCGGTTTTTGCTTTGCTTTGATGCTTTCCACTCTTATTTGTGAGTAACAAGGGCGTAAAAAAATCAGGCTATCAGGCGGCCTCGTTCAGCAGGAAGTCCATCACCTCGCGGCGGTGAGCTTCCTTGCGCTGTTCAGCGGCGCGGGCTGCTGCCGCTTCCGCTTCCCGCTGCTGGACTTCTTCCCAGCGGCGGCGGTAGATGTAGCGGTCAACGGCCGGGGCGACGGCCTGCACCAGAATCCCGGCGGCGACGACGTAGCCGAACGGTGCAATGCACTGGGCCTGATACTGGGTGTACCCGGCCAGCATGAAAAGATTGGTCATCATGGTTCTTCCTCCTGTAAGCGGGGGCTGTGGGAGCCTTGCGGCTCCCCTGCCCGGTGTGCAGCTTAGATAACAGCATCTTCCTCAACGCTGTTCTGAAGTTCATCGGCTTCCTCCGGGGTGATGTAACCCATGATGGACAGGCCCACCAGAACGCCGTAAATCTGGCCCTCGTAGTAGTTGATCTCGTCCATGGTTCCGGCGGCGGCCAGATCGTCGATCATGCGTTCCAGTTCGGACAGGTCGCGGCCCTCGGCGGTCAGGCGGTTCATAAGCTCTTTCAGTGCTTTCATGGTGTTCTCCTTTCGCGGTTGTGAGTTGTGATTCATTCTGTAACTATATTATCACTCTTATTTGTGAGTAAGTCAACAGCAAAGGAAACTTTTCTTGATGTTTTTTCGGCCGCTTTATTTTATAGTAACCTTTACGTTTCTTCTTCTAAGATTAAGTTTAATATAATCTTTACCACCACCAGTACCAGATTCTGACAGATGTATCCATACGGTACACATACCGTATGTCGGGCCGTAGTGGTGGTATGGGTGTCGGCCTTACTCGTCCATATTTTCAAAATAAAAGCAGATTTTGCCGAATCCGTGGTAATAGCCCTCCTTGATAGGCTCCTCCGGGTTGAGGATAGAATCCGAATATTTGAGAGCAAGGCGGGACTGGATGGAAACTTCCGGCAGGTCATGCAAGCGGGCGCGAAATGTTTCCAAATCGTCGGAGCCTTTGAAGCGGGCGCAATCCGGGCAGGCGGCGACCTGCTGCCCCGGCTTTGCCTGATTCAGAAAGAAGCGCATCGGGTTGATGATACAGCCGCAGTAAGCGCAGCGGCCGTGCGTGGCATTGTAAGCCACTTCGCGTTTGTTGGGCATAATCGCGCTTCAGGATGTCGCGCAAAATGTCTTTAAGCTCCATTCTGGCACTTCCTTTCGAGCATCAGCCGCATATCGCTGGCGTCCCGCGCGATGTTTTCGATGAATTTGACGATCTGCCGGAGCTGGTCACGCTCCTGCTCGCTGACTTTTCCGTCGAGGGCGATTTTCAGGACAGCGTTCTGCATGGTCTGAATGTCGTTGCCGTTGGTGTGGGTCAGGAAGTTGACCGCCACGCTTTCGATGCTCTTTACTTCGCAGGTAAGGGCACCGCCGACGTGCTTCCCGATGGGACAGTCGGTCTTGCAATAATGAGTTTCCATTTCGGGCATACCATACAGGTCAGCCATCGCACAGACGATGTCCTGGGGCACGTTCGCGGTATCGACTTCATAATTGCGCAAAGCGGATTCCGAAATATTCAGGCGGGATGCCGCTCCAAGGCGGCTGCTCAGTGCGTCGTTGTGTTCCGACGCCTTTTTCCGACATAAAAAGTAATAGTTGTCATTGCCTTTGCTGCACTCATTCTGCATATCTTCTCGGCTCCAATGCTGTAAAATAAATGTAACGGTTACTCAACTTCGATCACGACGTGGTGAACTTCGGCATTGGTGATACCAAGATACTCGCTGACCTTGTTCATCACGGCTCCCTTGACCGACTTGTTGAGGACTTGACGCATGGTCGCGTCGGTAGTACCGGCGGCCTGCGCCAGATCGCTGTTGGACAGACCTCTCATGGTCATAATGGTCTTGACCGTGCGCTTCCAGTCCAGATGCAGTTCGAGCTTCATATTTAAATTCTTGACCTCCTTTGCTTTTTTTGGTGAGCTATGCTATTATTTAGGGTATACTTACATTTGTAAACGACTTTGTGAGCGTTTGTCGATTTATATTTGCTATTATAACTCTCATTTGTGAGCGCGTCAACAGCTTTTGCTCTCATTTGTGAGTAAAAATGTGAGGTGTTTTATATTATGGGCTTGTACGAAAACATTTTGGACGCCTGCGCACGGCACGACATCGCCCCCAGCAGACTCATTATTGAGAGCGGATTTGCGAGTTCCAACATCGCCCGCCTGAAAAAAGGCAAAGCGCCCCATCTGGATATGATTCAGGGCATGGCCGAACGGCTGGGCATGAGCATTGACGAGCTGGTTTACGGCCGGGACGGTATTGTAATCTTGACGGATACCGAAAAGCAGCGGCTCAAAGCACACGGCCGCAAAAATCTTGATGTGCTGGATGCTGACGAAAAAGAGTTGCTTGCGATTTACCGCTCCATCCCGGTGGAAAAGCGTTCCATGTGCAAGGACTTTTTGCGCACCCATGTTGCAGTCGTGGCCGATTCTGCCGTAGATGCCGAAAAGAAAGAGTAAAACATAAGAGGTGTTTTATGGTTTCACAGGAAGAATTCATTCAGGAGCTTCAAACGCTGCTTGCCGCATATCAGGCGGCCAGCGTAGAAGATCGTGAAAAGGTTATGCAGATTTTGGCAAAATACGTTCCGAAAGATAAGGGCCAGAAATGAGAAAGAAGAAAATCGACGCGCCAAAAGAAAAGCCGCAGCGGGCGGCCATATACTTGCGCGTTTCGACCGCGTATCAGGTAGACCGGGACAGCCTGCCCATGCAGCGGAAAGACCTTGTCGGCTACTGCGAATATGCTTTGAATATCAGCGACTATACCATTTTTGAGGATGCAGGTTATTCAGGAAAGAACACTGATCGGCCGGCCTTTCAAAAAATGATGATGCAGATTCGGAACGGTATGTACTCCCATCTGCTCGTCTGGAAGATCGACCGTATCAGCCGAAACCTGCTCGACTTCGCCCAGATGTATGAAGAATTGAAAACGCTCGGCGTGACGTTCATCTCGCGCAATGAGCAATTCGACACGTCCACGGCGATGGGTGAAGCAATGCTCAAAATGGTGCTGATCTTTGCAGAGTTGGAGCGCAAGACGACAGCAGAACGCGTCACGGCCACGATGATCAGCAGGGCGAACGATGGCACATGGAACGGCGGTCGGATTCCGTTTGGGTATGATTACAACAAAGAAACCCAGACGTTTTCCGTCAACGGCGACGAAAGTTTCATTGTGCTGGAAATGTACGACCTATACGAAAAGACGGATTCGCTGGTTCACACGGCGCGGGAGCTGAACGACCGCGGCTATGTGTCACGCCAGCACAATCCGTTCTCCCCTGTGTCGGTCTGGACAATTCTTCGGAATCCGTGGTATATCGGCACATACCGCTATAATTATTACAAGATACCGGGGCGCAAGGCCATCAAGGACGAATCCGAATGGGTTGTAATACCAGACCATCATACCCCGCTTGTGAGCAAAGAACGGTTCGACAGGGTTCAGAAGATGCTGGATTCAAACGCCAGATACCGCAATACACCCGGCAGGAGCGCGACACAGAAGAACCTCAATATCTTTTCCGGGCTTATATGGTGCGCCTGCTGTGGGGCCGCTTTTACGGCTTCTCCGGGCAAGCTCCATGCGTCCGGGTATCGGTCGGCCAAGTATGGCTGCCCGAACGTGCGCAAGACAAAGACCTGCAATGCGAAATACACCTCGGACACGGTGTTGGGCGAGTTCTTGCTAAATTTCATCTTGAACGTGATAAACGCTCAAAAGAGGTTCGACCAGATAAAAACCCCGGCTGATCTGGAAGCGCGGCTCCTGCGCGGCGACACGTTCAAGAACGTGGCAGGAATAGATTCGGCCAGTGTGGCCGCCCTGTATGAAATGCTGGCAGAATACTCCCCCGCTGATTCGGTGCTGCTGAAAAAGCCTACGGTCAAAAAGAATCTCGACCCGGAGCTGCGCAAGCTGCGGGCAGATAAACGAAAGACGGAACGCGCCCTCGCGCGGCTCGATCACATCTACCTGTACTCAAATAAGCAGATGTCGGACAAAGAATACCTCATCAAAAAAAACGACTTGATGAACGATCTGAAAGAGCAGGACAAGTCTATCGGCCTGCTGACGTCGGAATCGTGGGCACAGTCGCTTTCGGATGATGATTTTCTGGAACAGGCCAGCAGTTTCATCATGTCCCAGCGGTTGCAGGAGCACGAGTATATTTATTTTCAGGGGTTGGCTGAATGCACGGAGCCGTCTGTGCTGCGGTCGTTCTTCTTGTCAATCGTCGATTCCGTGCGCATGAGAAACGGCCATGTGGAAACTTTGACGTTCAAGAACGGAATATCTCATAAGTTCACCTATCTCGCAATATAAAAGGCCCGGAGCCGCTTTCATGCGGTTCTGGGCCTTTTGCCGTATTCGATTCAAACGTCCCGGCTGACCATGTGATAGGCGTACCAGTGGCCCCGCCGCTGGAACAGGTGGTACCAGCTTGTGAACTCCTGTCCTGTGCAGTCATAGGGACTGTTGTAGGCTTTCAGATAGCAGTTATCGTCGAACCACTCGGCGGCGTCCTCTTTGTGTACCTTGTCCAGCTCGCCTGGCAGACGAACAAGTTCAAAACGTCCGTCATAGTCTGCGCTTATAATGCGCGTGTCAGAGGTCGGGCGATTGTTGTATGTCCGAATCTCCCGCTTTATGTTGGCGATCAAGATTTCCCAGTTGGCCTTTTTCTCAGGCTTGACAGGTTCGGGTGCGTCCTGAATGAAGTTCAGGAAAGTGTAGGCATCCCGCAGCTTTTCGGTGTCAGTGATATTAAACATTTTTCTCTCTCCATTCTTCCGGGTAGTCATAGGCGTTGAAAAGGCCGGCTGAATAGGCGTTTCCGATTCTGTGGCCCTCGCTGTCGATCTGGGTGCGCTGCACGATCTCTTGGCCGTACATGTTGTATCCCAGCGTGTAGAGGTATTTTTTTGTGCGGTACTGACCGCTTGTCAGCAGGGCCTTTGCCATTTGCTTGGATGCTTTCATGTTGTCCCCCTCCTGTTCAGAAGATAAAAACGTCAACGTAGCTGTTGCGGAAAGTGCTTTCGCCACCATCCTCGTCCTTGACAACAACGTACTGGTCGTGCGGGTCGGTTTCGTCAAAGCCCATCGCCATGATTTCGGCGGCAGGGATGGTCTTGCAGGTGACGCTCTTCGCGTACTCGGTATAAAAGCAGGTGGCGGCGTTCTTGTTGAACTTCTTCTTCAGCGCGATCTTGACAGTTATTTTTCAGTCCTCCTCGACTTCGACCATACCGGCCAGCTTGTAAAGCAGCTCGTGGTCTGCTGCGGAGATCTTCTCCTGCTCAAACTCACGGTCGATCTGCCAAAACGTAGCATCTCGATCGTTTTCGGTTTTGATTTCGGAAATCATTTTGGCCAGCTTCTTAAACATTTCCATTTCCCCTTTTAGTTGATTTTGATGGTGAGATAGCCGGTTTCATCCTGCCAGTACTTGAAGATGCTTTTCCCGGTTTTCTTGTGTTCATACTTTGCGGATGCAGTGGAGCTTGCGACGAAAGATTTTCCAAAATACCATTCAACGGATTCCTTGGTATCGACTGCGTTGTTGGTTTTGTAGGTGATCATCATTTTTGCGCCCTCCGCTCTCCGTTGTGTGTTTGTGATTCATTCTGTGATTATATTATCACTCTTATTTGTGAGCAAATCAACAGCTGTGATAATATTTTTGCAAAAGAAAAAGCCGCAAGGCGGTTAAACCTTGCGGCTGATTTTGATTCACATTTGTAACTCGTGGGGGTTATTTTATAAACATCGCATCGCCAAAGCTGAAGAACCGATATTTCTGCTCGACAGCCACCTTATAGGCGGCCATCGTCTTTTCGTAGCCGTATAGCGCCGACACCAGCATGATGAGGGTGCTTTCGGGCAGATGGAA